CAAGTTGGTTTCGCACAGATTGCTGAATTTGGGAATGCTTTAGGAATGGTTGGTTGGAGAACAATGTTTACGCAAATTCCTGAAATAAGAAGAATTATGAAATCTGGTGTAGATGATGATGATTTTCTTTCCGAAATGGAAGTAGTTGTCGGGCTAGGCACAGAAAGAATGCGCGGCGAAGTTATGACACGTTATGATGATATACTTCCCGAAGCGGCTTTAACTGGAAAACTTGATATTATTATGGGTGTAGGCAGAAAAATTACAGCAGACATTTCAGGTATGATGCCTATAACTTCTTTTATGCATAGATTGACATCAAGAGCTATGGGTCAAAAGTTTTTAAATTTAGCTTATAGAGCTGTTGATGATTTAGGTGAAGTTAAATTATCTAAATTAAGTAAGACAGATAGAAACAGGCTTAAAAGCTATGGCATGACAGATGAAGGATTAGAAAATGTTTTAAAGCACATAAAGAAATATGCTAATGATGGCAAGTCTGATATGTTTAAAGGAAAAAAATTAAAAAAATTCAACACTGAGAAGTGGGCTAAAACCGAAGAAGGACGTAGGGCTGTAGAAGATTTAAGTGATGCTATGTTCATTATGGGTAGAAAAGCTGTACAGGAAAATGATATAGGTACTTCTGTATGGCATATGCATACAAGTACAGGTAAGTTATTTACTCAATTTAGAAGTTTCATGTTAAACGCTTATACTAAACAACTACAATACAACATTGAAATGGCGGACGTACAGACAGCTAATATGTTTATGAGTTCTGTTATGTTTGCTGGAGTTGGTTATACCCTACAAACAAAACTAAACGCAATAGGTAGACATGATGAAGAAGATTACTTAGCTAAGAGGTTAACACCAGAAGAAATTGGAAAAGCTTCTTGGCAAAGAGCTGGGTGGGCTTCTATACTTCCTATGATAGCAGATACTATATGGTCTTACGCTGGTAATGACCCTTATTTTAAATATGGAAGAAGCACTGGTTTAGCTTCAGATATGTTTATGGGTATACCAGCCGCTTCAGTTGTTAATAAAGCTGATGGAGCAATTAAAGGTGTTGCTCATGGAATAAGAACCGACCAAGAAATTAGTAGAAATGATTTCAGAAACATTACAAAATTAATACCTTTTAACAATGCATTAATTATCAAACAGTACTTAGAAAACCTAAGTCAAGAATTCCCTGATATTTACAAACAATAGGAATATATAAATGGCAAACTCTTACGTCGATTATACTGGTAATGACTCTACGACTACGTGGAGTGTACCATTTTCATTCATAAATCGAACAGACGTTTCCGTAACAAACGTGGCTACAGACGCGGCTCTTACGTTTACTTTTCTATCTGATTCTCAGATACAAATATCTCCAGCAGTTGCAGGTTCAGTAACTTTTAGAGTTAAACGTAATACACCAGATTCGTCTAGGCTTGTAGATTTTGCTAACGGAAGTAATTTAACTGAAGCTGATTTAGACCTAGCTAATACTCAAGTATTTAATTTAGCTGTAGAAGCTTCTGATGATTCATTAAGTAAAGTAGAAGTTCCAAATTCTTCTTTGAATGGTCTTAAACTACCAGCTCCAGAAGCTAGTAAAATGATTCAATGGAATAGTTCAGCTAATGGATTAGAGAATGGTTTAACTTCTGGAACTATTAGTACCGCAGTAACAAGCGCAACTGATGCGGCTACAAGTGCAACTGCCGCCGCGACTTCTGCAACTGCGTCTGCAACATCTGCTACAAATGCCGCCGCTTCTGCAACTACTGCACAAGCCGCTTCAAGTGGGTTGTTTAAATGGAAAAACTCTGTAAGAGCTACTTCAACAGCTAATATAAGTTTAACAGGAACACAAACTGTTGATGGTGTTGCGTTAGTAGCTGATGATAGAATATTAGTTCAAGGACAAACAAATCTAACACAGAATGGTATTTATGTAGTAGCTTCAGGTGCATGGTCAAGAGCTACAGCTATGGACGCTGGTAGTGATTTTCCAAGTGCGGCTACTCTGGTTGAAGAAGGAACTACAAACTCTGACAAATTATTTATATGTACGACAAACAATCCTGTGGTTGTTGGTACTACAGCAATAACATGGACACCATTGGGAAGTGCTTCAAGTGAAGCTACATTTACTTTATTTTCATATACAACAACAACTGCTACAACATATTCTGGTGCTGATGATTTATTAGCAACACTAAGTTATACGGCTGGTACTATAATGGTAACCCTTAATGGTGTTGTACTGGAAGCTGGCGTAGACTATACAGCAACTAATGGAACATCTGTTGTGCTTGCTTCAGCACCAACGACAGATGATGAATTAAACATCTATGCGTTTAGTTCGTTTACTACTTCTGATACTGTAGCAAAATCAACTGGTGGTACGTTTACTGGTGGAATAACTGCTACAGGTTTAACTGATGCTGGTACTGGAGCTACTAAGGTGGCAACTGGTACTACTGCACAACGTCCAGTAAACGGTGCTGGTAAATTAAGGTTTAACTCAACTGAGTCCGAACTAGAAGTTAATGACGGTTCAGCTTGGGGGTCAATAGGCGGAGGAGCTATTAATGATATATTTTATGAAAACGCACAGACTGTATTGGCTGACTATACAATCACAACAAATAAGAACGCTATGAGTGCTGGAGAAATAACAATAGATACTGGAGTTACGGTAACTGTACCGACTAATTCAAACTGGGTGGTGGTGTAAGATGAGTACTGTAGCTGTTAATAAAATTGAAGACCTTTCTGCAAATCAGAATAAAGGTGTATTGCAAGTAGTTAGCACAACTAAGACTGATACCTTTACAACAGGTTCATCTACTCTGGTAGATATTACAGGGTTTTCTCTTGCGATAACACCAAGAAGTACAGATTCAAAGATTTTACTTCTAGTCTCATGTATGTTATCTGCTGGTACATATGGTGGATATATGTCTATGGTTCAACTGGTAAGAGATAGCACTCCTATTGCATTAGGTACTAGTACAGCAACTAACCAAGTAACTATGGGTATAGTACACGAACAGGTTTGGGAAGTTACAACATCTGCTACAGAATTTTTAGATTCCCCAAATACCACAAGTGCAATAACTTATAAAGTTCAAGCCAAAGATGATAATGGTGAGTTTTTTTTAAACCGAAAGGGTTATGATACTGCAATATGCGGAGTATCAAGTCTTACAGCTATGGAGATACAAGGGTAATGGACAGATATCAAGCAATTAGAAATACACACCCAACTGTTGTAACAATTAATGGTGATGCAGAGGCTTGGGATAATGACGGCAATGTAGTTGAGTTAGATGAAAGTTTAATTAAAACAGAGTTTGACAAACTACAAGCTGATTATGATGCGAAAGAATATCAGCGTACCAGAGCTAAGAGCTTTCCACGACTTGAAGAACAACTTGATATGCAGTACTGGGATTCAGTAAACGGAACAACAAAGTGGAAAGATGCAGTGGCATTAGTAAAATCGGAGAACCCTAAATGAGTACCCTACGAGCTGACACGATAGCGAATGTTGCTGGAACTGAGAATAAAGGAATCTTGCAAGTCCAAAGTACTTGTAAATTAGATACTTTCACAACTACAAGTAGCAGTTTTACTGACGTTACAGGCTTAACCGTTTCGATAACTCCAAGAGCAACTTCAAGTAAAATTTTAATTCTTACCGCTTTCAGTTTAGTTAATAGTGCAAGTTCTTATTCTGCCGCTAGACTCATGAGAGATTCAACTGTTATTTCATTAGGTAACGCAAATAGTAGCAATGTGCAAGGAAGTATTTTGTATTATGGGAATGTAAGTTATGAGGGAACTTATGAAGTGAATGGTAGTTCAATAGTTCATGTGGATTCACCGAGTTCAACATCAGCAATCGCCTATCACATAGAGGTCTGTTCTAATGCAAGTTCAGGAACAACAACCGTTGGTATGAGAGGGGATAACCCAAGTGATGTTAGTGGTTTAAGAGCCGCATCAAACATAATAGTTATGGAGATTCAAGGGTAATGGATATAGCAAGCGCAATAGTAGCGATTAATCCTGATGCAAAAGTATCAGTTAATGCAGAAGATTATGAACAAATTACATGGCATGATGGAACAGCAGTTATTTCCAAAGCTGACATAGTAGCTAAACAAGCAGAGTTAAAAGCTGATTATGATTCAAAAGAATATCAGCGAAAAAGAAAGCTCACTTATCCCTCTATTGAAGAATGTGTTCATGCAATATTAGATAATCAATTAGAAGATTTACAAGCTAAAAGAACTGCTGTTAAGGAGAAATACCCTAAATGACAAAAGCAAGAAATATAGCCAACCTATTAGATGCTAGTGGAGATGTTGTTACAGCCGCACTAGACAACGCTGGTGGTGGAATGACAGGTGGTGGTACTGATAAGTTATTCTTAGAAGCAAACCAAACTTCTACAGAAAGTTTTACTGTCGGTGCAACAACAAACGCTATGTCTATTGGTAAAATGACAGTCGCTTCAGGAGATACCATAACCGTAACTTCGGGTGGACGGTGGGTAATAGTATGAGTAGCTTAGTCGTTAATGATATTACGAATAGTTCTGGAACTAGACCTTACAATACTACTTTAAGTGCAGAGAACACTACAACAGGTGGTACTTCCCTTGATTTTGATAATATACCATCAGGCGTTAAACAGGTTCACATATTATTTCAAACACTTTCAGGTAGTGGAACTTCAGACTTTATTATACAGATTGGTACTGGAGAAGTATTTAAAACTTCGGGGTATGTTGGTTCTAGTTGGTCTGCTAATACTACTAATCAAAATTATACAGACGGATTCGGTTTTCATGCCGCACATCAAGCCGCTAATACTTATGAAGGGGTTATAAGTTTATATCTATGTGATTCATCAAATAATACTTGGACATCTAGTGGTAACATAGGAAGGTCTGAAAGCGGTGGTATGGGTATTTCTTCTGGTACTGTAAGTTTATCTGGAGTATTAGACAGCGTAAGAGTAACTTCTCAAGGTGGTTCAGACACTATAGACGGAAACTCAGGAATAAGTATACAATTTCAATAAGAGGAAAATTAAATGGCACATGATGTAACAGCAGTTAATGTGATGACTGGAGAAATCACAAAAAGAAATTACACAGCAGAGGAAGTTGCAGACAATGCTAAGAATGCTCCTACTGTTGAAATAAAAATGGTAACAATACGTCAACGTAGAGATGCGTTGTTACACGAAACAGATTGGTGGTCATTGGCAGATTCTCCAGAAATGTCTGATGCTCAGAAAAACTACCGCCAAGCTTTACGTGATTTACCAGCTTCAGTAGATGCTGATAATCCAGTTTATCCAGAGAAACCATAATGCCTTCTACAATAAGCGGTGCTAAAGTCGTTACAGATGAGATAGAAAATACTGCTGGGGCGAATCCTTATAATATCACACTAAATTCTGAGATTGATACTTCCTCTGGAGCGCAATCTTATGATGTTACTGGAATCCCAACTGGAGTTAAAAGAATAACAGTTCTGCTTGCAGGTGTAAGCCTAAGTGGTTCAGAAAAATTTATGATTCAACTAGGTACGGGTGGCAGTGCAACTACATCTGGTTATCTAGGTGGTGCGGATTATGATAGTGCAGGTGGTGGAATAAATTTAGGTGCTGGTTTTCAAACTAATGATTGGTCAGTGGGTAAGATAGGGCATGGTGCAATAAGATTTTGGTTACAAAACGCATCAAATAATACATGGGTATGCGATGCAAGGATAAAATTCTCAAATGGTGTCGAGCATACTCGTCAATTTGCAGGTTCAGTTCCCCTTTCTGGTACACTCGATATGCTTAAAATTAAAAATACAGGCACTAATACCTTTACTGCGGGTGGTATTGGTGTTCAATTTGAGTAGAGGATAATATATGTCAACAATAAATGCAACAACAGTACAAGCAACAAATGTACAGGATACTGCTGGAGCAAATTCTTCAACGACTGCTCAGTTAACAAGCGGCAGAGCTAAAGCTTGGGTTAATTACGACCATGATA